CTCCTTTAACCCTAAAACCAGAGGGAAAGGCTGGACTGTTCATTTGTAGTTCTAAGATTTTGCAGTCTCTAGAATCACCTTTGAGTCAAGGCTATACCGGTCATCACCTCCGGTTCAAATCGGATAAAGTGGGAATACTCATAACCCACTCTCTCTTCCTACAAATATGAGTGCATCACAGAAAGAATTTATAAATAAAAGAAAACCCGTTAGTCCAGCCAGGATGACCACGAGGAGGTGGGGCCAGCATCCCATTTTTCTATTAAATAAAGAAAGCACAAAACAGTGAGACATCATCGAATGATTTTGAGACCAAGTGCACGCGAACAACCAAACAGGGGTTAACCAGTTGGAATTATTATCCGATCGTAAGACACCCAGCCAAATGCCAACCCGGCCACATTCTAGTCTATACCATTAAGAACTTTCGGGGGTTTAACCTTGTTCACATCATTGCTGCAAGACAGTTGCTGCTCCACTGCACCATCACCTGGACCGAAAACGGCTGAGGTTACTTGCGTCAGCGATCACGTCATCGTCAATTGCTAACTAGTGAAATTAGGTCCAAACCACCGCTATGACCAACCGCATAGCCTCCTGGACGGAACATCTCATAAGAGCCAGGCACGAAAAGTCAGAAATCTATTTAATCAAACCCTTAGAACGTAAATAATTTGATTCTTTAGGTGGAACGGGAATGGAAAACTCAGGCAACAACTCACCTGTCAAAGGCGAGAAGTCAATCCTGCCCTCGTCATTAACCGGAACATCTGAATAAGGTACACCCAAATAATTGTAATGAGCGTAATCTAACCAAATAATGGATTGATGACCTTCTAAAGGTTGGGATTCACGTTCATCACCAACTGGAGGACGTGTTCCGAAAAAGTCTACACCATCACATCTAAACAAACATTTAATAAAATATTTCTTTAGTAAAAGATCCTGAAGGCATGTATATTGATACATACGATCCGTGGCAAATTGAGCATTATACTCAAAATCATGGGTCAGATGTGCAGTCATCACTTCTGGATCCATAAATTCGCGTAACTGAGTCTGAATAAACTCAGGAGACCGACGAACACCACGAACTGTATAGATGACTCCGATGACAGAATGGACACCACATAGCAAACCCTTACCACTCACATCATGCTTACGCCAAGTAGAACGATCAAGTCGTCCTGTTGGTTGCGGCCGAGTGACTTGGGGTACCACTTGTTTGGGTGGGGTCCATGCTGGTTCATCAAACTCATCATCAAGATCACTATCATCCGGAATAGATGGATCATCCGAAAGATAGGCGTCTTCAGGTTCATAAAGAGCGTGAGTTTTTGGGAGTTCAGCGGTCAACACTGTACTTTCACCACGATAGTAGCTTGTGATAGGGTCAACCTCATCATCTGTAGGACCAGACCAAACTTTATGACCAGTGGCAGTGCCAACATTTGGGCCACCAAAGAAGTCTTCAAAGAACTTACGAGTTTTCTGAATACCATATTTCTTGGTGATGAAATCAATCTGGTCTAAGAACCCAGCCCAGGTGGGCATACGACCAGGTCGATCCCAATACACGGAAGCAGCTCTCTTTGTATCATCAAGAGTCTGTTTGATGGCATCTGGGAAATAAGGTGACGCAACACCAACCGCAGGGGCTAAGGCCACATGGTAATCAGCAGTCGTAAAGGTAAGTTCAGAAGTTTCTATATCTTCAATTTCATAAAGAAGGAAGGCACCATTACTAGTGCGACCAGTACGACCACGGCGCTGTTTAATTGTTAATTTAGATAATAAATAGAAATAATTTATAGCAGTCCCAACATCGTTTATTGACACATTAATATCTACATTGGGCGAAAGAACAAAAGAAACATCAGGAATAGTCAAACCGGCATCAGCAACTGACGTTGCGATATACACAGTAGCATCAGGGTTAACAACCTTGTGTTTACTGGATAACCGACAAACATTGTGTCTAACCCGGTCTGCAACTTTTTCCATATTTTTAAGAGTGGGTACGAAAATCAAAATTTTCTCATTAGAAGCTCGATCGTTGGCAAAAGCAATCGTGGCTTCTAGATACTCATTAAGTGACTTGACCTTTGTCGACCCATCATAAACGGTGAATTGATTCACGGCAGGAACAACTAGATTGAAAACACCAGGGAAAAGATCACCTGGGGTCGCAGTCATGTAAATCCGACGCCGAGAACCAAGACGAAGCCAATTTCGCGCCACATTGTAGATAGGTTCATTAACATGTGCCTCATCTAAAATGAAAAGATTATCATTATTTCTAAGTCTAGTGTTCAAAAAGAAGGATTGTACCGTACAATAGACAATCCGGAAATTCTCACCAATCTCGTGACCTTCAGCTCCAATATAAATGCCAGTGTCTGGATATAACGATCTCATGTATAAGCCGACATTAACAGCAACGGCTTGACGAGGAACGATTACCACAACAGGACGGTTAACAACATTCTGAATGCGATTAACCATACGAGTTGATTTTCCAGTACCAGTAGGCGCATCTAACACAAAACTAGCGTCAGGATCAACAGCAAGTCGAGCTAAACGTGCCTCCAGTGATTGGAAATCAATAGAACCGGCAGGTGTCACAAAAGAGAAAGCCCAAGTTAACAACTGAGCAAAGACATCAGAAGGAGTTGGGACGTAATAGTTCAAAGCAAAGATTGGGAAAGGTATATTGACATAACTTAAAAGATAAATTACCAGAGTGTCTAAAATGTGTAAATCTAGTTCTACTACAGATTGTGTTACGCGACCTGTACATATGAAAAGTGCATTAATAAATACAGTGTCTAATAACCTTAAAAGATCTAAAGGAGAAAAATTTCTTCTATAATTTACAACTCTAGAATACAACATATAAAGATAATGCCGAGAGGTTAAAACTTGGAACGAAGGTGAATCTATCTGTGGTACCATCAACTCAGATCTGAGGAAAGCATAAGGCGTTCGAGCAGCAAGGTATCGAACGGACGCATGATCATTTGTGATGAAATTAGCCTTAGCGATATACTCGATAGGCCAAACTAACCTTTCAACCAGTTTGTTCTGAAGCCAGTCAGCCCATCTAACATTCCTATACCTCGGCGAAAGGATAGTAGGAAAGTCAGAAAGCCACCGAACAAACAGTCCAAATGGATCAGGTGAATCATAAATGAAGATTTTATGTTCATCATCATCCTCAGGAGTCGGAGTGTCAGGATCGACAACACCTTTTGCATACCACTTTCTGACAACTTCGAAATAAGAGGGGGGTTTTCTAATAGATTTGGCATTACCTCCAGACTGTCTAGTTTCGAAAACAAGTTTATTATACAAAGCAATAGAATCTTTAGCCAACTCAGTATAAATATCTCTATGATGAGCACAAAGCTCCATATAACCAATCAAAGCTTCATATTTTGACTTTGTATTGGCATTCTTACTCTCTAAGACTTCCCCTTTAATTTTACCTAGCAACCTGGAACGATCATGACAAGTCCCAAAAGCCAAATCAACTGTGATGCCAGCTGCTTTGATCTCAGATTTGACATCATCAGTCATAGGTAGAGGCATCTTTGAGAGAAAAGAAAATTTTGCATCACGCCAATCCTCAACACCTGCTGGTAAAGGTGCACCAGGTACAGGTAACCAAGACTGGCCAGGAGACTCATCCCGCATAACCGTGCCAATTTTAAGCATGCAAGAGATGGCCTTCTCAGGCGACCACCCAAAGACAGGGTCATAACCAAGAACATGATCATCACCGAAATTAGCTAAAGTATTAAAATTGAAAAATTCTCGTGCACGTAAACCAGTTATAGCACGCCAGGCAAACAAATAATTAGCAATAAGCATAATAGTGTTATCAGGTGTAGTCGATGTATGTCCAGTTGTAGCTCCTTGTCCCTTGACAGCGATGTCTCCAAAATTTTTAAATGCAAGAGGTTGATCTCTTAGCATATCATAGGAGATATCAATAAGCTGACAGATCTCGTGATAATCCTTATGGAGAGAATAACCTTTCTTTCTGATCTCCCGAGCCACAAACAAAAGTGGCGGTGGTTGAGAAGAATCAAAAGCAGTCATGTCTCCAGCCCAAACTTTTGAATAACCAGCCAGAGAACGCCAAAGACGGTCGAAGTTCTGTCCATTAATGGGCATACCGACTTTAGATGGCGTTTCCCAAGGCTTATAGTTATGGTTGGGTTTATAATTGAAAGGATAGGTCATCACGGAATGAACAAAAGCGGAGCCAACAACCGTACGAACAGATCGGGTCAAAGCTTTCTTTAATTTTAAGGATTCCCATTTCGTAAAAACAGGAGATGGCATAACCAATGACTGGGCGTTACGATAAACTTTTTCCCAGGCATCCCTGAAACCAGCTTTACCACCAAAATGATCGATAACCTGTTGTCTAGTCATCTGTTTAAGCCGACCAGCAGCATTTCTAATTCCAAAACCAAAACCCATATTGTACTTTTTCACCCAGTTTTTCCAAATATAATCAAAACTGGATAAACGACTAGCCTCATATTGAGGGCGGACGGCTTCCCAAGTGTCTTCAACAAGAATCTCAAAGTCTTCAGTCTCCATAGTGATTTTATCGTTACCAGTCCAATAACGAGCAGTAGATTTAATTTCTTCTGCAACTCCTGTAAAACCAGTGGT